CCCCGTCAAAATCATCGCAAACATATAGGTACATTTTGTAGTCATTGTAGGTTTTTCTTGTACCAACATAACTGATTGTTCTTGCTTTGATTCCAACTTCTTCTTCCAATTCTCGTTTTGCTGCATGATATGGAGTTTCACCAATCATAATATGACCGCCGGGAAGACTCCAATGTAACGGCATCCAATAGTCTGTTTTAGAACGTTGAACAATCAAAGATTTATCACCTTTTACTACAACAATAATTACAGACTCGTTAGTATCCTTTGGGTCTTTATCCACGAACTCTCCACTTCCACTATAACTATATCACAACAGAAATCAAAGTCAAGACTTTTTCTTTGCGTGCTTAAAATATTGTACTTCTCTTTCTCTGTCTTCTGCACCTTTTCTTGATGTAGAACAACCTAAATTTTTGTTTGATTTTTTGGAATACAAACAAAACTTAGAACCTTTTTTTCTTATTGTTTCTTGTAATTCTTGCCCTTTAATAATTGGGACAAAACCCGCATGTTCTTGTGGTGGGCCGCTTAAAGTTAAAGTTTTTGGTCCTCTTGCGGCTTCTACTTTATCAATTGCTTCTTCTGGTGAAATACCAAGTTCCAGCATGGTAATACAAGCAGCGGCGGCGGACCTGTTTAATCCTTGCGAGCATGTGTATAACACTTTAGAATTAGAATTTTTTCTTATAAATTGTTCTCCAAATTTACCAGCCTGTTTTAATTTTATTTTTTCTTCTGGTGTTGGATTGATTGTATCTTCAATGGCAAATTTTGTTATAACATTATCTGGTACTTCATTTTTTTCAATGAGGTCTGCTACTTGTTTTGACATAACTATGATTAAACCAAATGTTTGCAAAGCACTATCAATTATTTTACCACCACTAATAGGTGCTGCACCTACATAAATATTGCGAAAAACGTGATTGTAGTCTTTACCTTCTTCGTATTTATATTCTGTTTTCTTTGGTTGTTGTTTGGGCTTAGTTGTCATAAACCCAAAGAAATCACCTAAACCCTCACCTATTGGTGGTGCCGACTTAGAACGCTCCATTGATGGTTTTTCTGAAAATGGTGGAGTATTTTTTTGACCACCATGACCAACAACTCTCTTCTTTAAACGAGAATGTTTAGCCTTCACTTTTCTTTGAAAAGGCTCACCTTGCTCAACAAGAGTTTTGCACTCTTTAATTAAATCTTTAACTTTTTGTTCCATTATTTAAGTGTCAAAAGGTATTTGAGTTTATTCATAAGACTTAGCATTTCATCACGAATATTTAAAAGGTCAGAATCTACTCTAGCATCTAACTGTTCAGTTAAACCAATTAACATTTCAATGTATTCATCAATTTTTGGTTGAACATCGTTAGACATATTTTCAAGAGGTACAGAAGATGGTGCTTCCACTCTGCCATATTTACCCATATATGCTTCCATGAATGAATCTATAAGTTCTCCAAGAGCATTGTATGTAGCACCATATGCTTGGTGTCTTGAATACATTTTTGTTTGCCAATGCCATATACGAAGTTGTTGTTCCATACCAATCAAATTTGCAACAATTTGGTCCATTATGTAATTTCCTTATAGCCTAAATAGTTTGTTTATAGTGAATTTTCTTCATTTCACCAAAATTTGAACCTGCTTTCAAATTAACAAGGAACTTTCCAAGGTCTGTATTTGAAAACACTTCGACAATTTGTGGCAATAGATGCTTTTCATCGTCTGCCAAATCAACAATGATATTGTCATGAATCGTAAATGAAATGAAAGACTTATATCCCTCCAAGAGTTTATAGACTTTTACCATCTGTTTAAGTACCAAATCAGCAAACGTAGATTGAACAATATACGAAAGTGAATGGTGCTTGTCTGCTTCTATCTCTCTACCCCAATATGTTGTTACTTTTGTTCCATCCCAATACTTGCTTCTAACTTGCTCTTTGTTGTATATCTCTTCTGCTTTCTTGTTCTTTGTTTCGCCATATAACCATTCAAAAATCTTCTTCTTGCCTTCTTCTCTATCGTACTTTCCATCAAAAATGTTTTCTACATTCCAATCATGAATATCAATATTTGGTTGAGGCTTTCCTGCAAGCGCAAGGAACGTCCTCAATTCTGCTCCATTGAAATCTAACTCCAAAAACCAATCGTTAGTTGGCTTTATAACATTACGGAAGTCCTTATCAAGTTGATGAATTGGAAAAGAACGGGGGATAGTTGAAAGTCTGCCCGTCTTTGTCCCAAAGATATCGTACTTGATATATGGTTTAAGGCTATCATACTTCATCTTTGCCTTTTTAATTGCAGGGTCTGCAATTTTAAGGTTTAAAATGGAAGTATCAATTACGAGTTTTTGTTTTGAGATAGTATCGCAAACTTTCATCACTTCATAAAGATGGTCATAGTTTGCTGGCTTCTGATATGTGCTAACTACATGCTCAATAATCTTGACCTTTGTTTCAAAATAGTCAATCAAGAACGACATTGGCACCATATCATAAAAGCAATTTTCTTCAAGATTAATTTTGGCTGTATGAAATGACTTAAAGAACGCTTTAAAACGTTCGTTAAGTTTAGTCCAATCATTTTTAAGATAATCTGGACATACTTCTGTTATTGTCTTGCCTTCGCAATACAAGGAAACGTACTTAATATCTGAGTAGTCTTTCAACGCAGAGTTATATGTCCAGCAATATTTAGTTGTTTCTGTATTTGGAGGCATAAACATGATGTGACCATCATAGAAATACCCAAAGCAATCAAACTTGTTGTCGATAACTTCGAAGAACATTTGCCCCTTCTAAAATTGAAAGTTATACAGCGTTAAGTTTTGTGACTTATTTGTGGTGACGGCTGTATACTGAGTATACGATGGATTTGAGCCGCCGTCAATAAACTTTTTGGTTTTATTTAAAATCCATTCAAGTGCTGAAGTTTCACCAAAAGAATTATAAAGCATAGAAATTTTATTCAAATCTATAACAAATTGAGATTGGGTCATTCCAATTGTCTCTTCCTTGCATCTTAGAAAGTAATAAAACTTAATCCAAGATAAATCATCTTGAATTGTTTCTGTGCTTTTTGTAATTTCAGTAAATTTAACACCTTTTGTTATGTGACAATATTCTGATTTTTGTAATGTTGGTTTTTGTTTAACTTTAGAATTATAAAAATTTATAAATTCTTCTCTTAATTTTTTATATTCTGTTAAGTGAGGGTAAACATAATATTTGCTGAACAAATCATCAATATCTGTTATTCCGTATTGATTCATTTTATCATTTGCATATTGCGTTGTCAAATTGTATACAATTCTCCAAGGCGCATTTTTATCAACCATGAATCCATATTTACCAGTTGTGTTACAAAAGAATTGAAAATTTTCATCATTAATAAAATTATTTATTTTTGTTGGGTCTTCATCATGTTTATCGTTGCTTATTTCAATTACAAGACCAGTATTTAGAGGAGAGGAAAGAAAACTTGTTAAATAAGCAGATTGTGTCATAATTGCATTTGCATATGCAAAAGTACCTATAAATAAATTCATAAAATCATTAAAATTACTTATATTATTATCAATATTATTTTTGTTTTGTTTATACCATAAATTTAATAATTCTCTAAAATAATTTGTATATTCTGTTTCAAAAACTAAAGTTGATTTTTTTATTTTCAATGGATTGTATTTAGACTTTGGTATGTTAAAATATAAATCTGCTTTCTTGAATTCGTCATTCATTTCTTTAAATGAATCAGAAACAATATTTAAAACCATTTGTTTTTGTTGTGTATTTGTTATTGATGGTGTTGTAATTGATTTTAAATATTGTTGATTTAAATAAAATGGAATTCCTCTTTTATCTACTCTGCCATAATATTTCTGTAATTCCCAAAAATCAATTTTATTTTCTATGTAATTAAAAAAAGAATATTTGTAGTATCTTCTTTGTTCGTATAATATTGATGTATTGGTTTTATTGTTAGCCACTTTTTATTCCTCTTCATCTTTAAAAAATACATTTTTTACAAAAACCGCTCCTGCAACAATAGTCCCGACAACAGGAACACTAGAAACAACGCCTACTGCGCCTCCGGTGCCTCCGGTAGCAGCGGCTTCCAATACTTCATTGGAACTTAAAACTTCAATTGCTGATTCTACAACAGGTTTTCCACACAAAGATTCACCTGAATTTGCAATAGAAACCTCTGCTACTTTGTTGACAACATCCAAAATAGCATTTATATCAGATGATACGTTATCAGAAGAAAGTCCAATTTCTTGTAATAATGCTGCACATTTTTTAGTGATATCAGACTTGTTAGATGTTTCCGTTCCGTCAAATTGCCAAATTGTTGTTAGTTTTGTTTCATATCCTTCTTCTGAGATTTTAGATTCAACTTCAATGACAATATAATATCCACCTATGCCGCTTATTTGAGAAAAATTTGGTTCTCCCAAAACTCCTTCGACAGATGGTGTAATGTACAACAACATACCGGGATAATATATATTATTACCTACCATTGTTATGTCAGCGTTATATCTATCTCTAAATTGACCTAAATAAAATGTTTCTTGTCCAACTGCTTTTGATTCTTTTAAATATGGTTGGTCAATTCTTGAAAAGTTAATTGCCTTTACTAAACCATAATCTTGACCATACGTATAATGATAAATACCTTGTGATTCATCTTGTTCTAAATTCAAAGGAATCGTTGGTTTAAAGTCAGTTGTATTTTTATCGTAAATAATGAAATAATTATAAAAATTTTTATGTTTGTCTATTGTTAAAAAATTTACATAATATGGATTAAGATTTTTAACTGTAAAAAGTGCATCTGAAAATATTGAGGATTCATTAATTTCTTGATTTGTTGTTCCATTAACTAAAATATACGAATCTAATAAAGGGTCTTTTCCTTCGCCATTGTCACCAAGAGTAATAATTGTACTTGCTAATGAAACATCAGAATAAGAACTTACACTTTCATTATATGCATTTTTGACATTTAATGCTGACATTGCTAAAGTGGTTAAAGCGTCCCTAATAAAAGAAAATAATGGATATGTATCTTTTTGTGGTTTAACAATCTTATCAATTAAGAATGCTTGTAATAATGTCAAGTCGATAGGTAAAAATGCAAGATTTTTTACATTTTTATTTGTTTTTGTATTAATATCCAAAATTGCAATTTCACTTAAAAGATTTGCTAAAATTATTTTATTTTTTTTCAATTCTTCTATTGGTACATTTCTATTTTGTGCTACTGTTTTATATGCAGAATCCAGAACGTGACCAAATGTTGTAAAAACAATTGACATACCATCGTCTGGTGTTCTTTCTTTTGTTTTTTTAAATAAATCTTCTCTAATTTGTTTATAATTATCTTCTGTAGGCACAACGCCTTGTTCGGCTTTGTTAACTAAATTGTCAAATGCTGTTGTTTTTACGTCATTATCAGTAACATCTATATTATTAAAATTTGGCGGTTTTGATGAATAATCATCAGATATATTAGATATCCATGTTTCCCATTTTTTTATTTGTTCGCCAGTTAAAGAAACCTTAAAAAATTTGTCTTGATTTTCGTTAAAATCTAATAAAGTGCTAATAAATCTAGAATAAAATCTTTGTTTTAATAAATTTGTTTTTTTTTGAAATTCATCTTTTTTAACATCTAATATTTTTTGATAATTTTCTTGTGCTGTTTTAGAAATTTGTTTATTTGTTAATGCTACATATAATGGGTTACCCTCAGAAATATTTAACTGCTTTAAACATTCTTTCTGAATGTCTTCGTCATTGTTTAATAATTCATTTAATAATTTAGAAATTTTTACAACATCATTGTAACTAGAATCTGCTATTTTAGTTCCCAATGTTTCAAGAGATAAAGGATTTTGTTCACTAACTCCCATATCTCCTAAAGCAGTATTTAAATCATCTGCTACTGCTATAGCACCAGTACCTTCAAATTTCTTTGAAACAGGACTAAGAATACTATTTCCCGATGTTCCTGCATCGAGATAAATTTTCTTATTATTATTTTTTAAATCTTCAATTTGTTGTTTTAAATTTCCTAAAACATCAAATTGATAATTAAATGTTGAGTTTTCAAAAGAAGCAACATATGATGCTTTTAAAGTAATACTTCCATCTTCATTTAATGAAAACTCATGCTTAATTAAATTAAGAAAAAAACAATAATTTAATTTATCTATATCATCTGATACGTCTGTTAACTTTAAATGTTCTCTAATCGTAGGGTCTAATTTTTCCCATCCAACTATTGCTTTTATTCTAAAATTATATGTTGAATATCCATTTTTATTATTTTTTTGTTGTGGGTGGAAAATTAAAGACCAATAATTTGTTGTTGTGCCGCCGCCTTGACCATCATCTTTATCCCAATGGGAAAATAAACTATTATCGTATGTGTCTCCTGCTCTTTTCCAAGCCTCAATCATTTTGTCGTAACTACCACCAGAAAATGAGTTTATTGAATCAAAGAAGAACTCAACATCAACAATAATTTGTTTTTCTGCTGTTATAGGATTCGAACCTGCTAATTTCCAAGAAAAACTTTTAAGACCAGAATTGTTTCTTGCAATACCGCTTGTTAAATCAGAAAGTGGTGTGTATTTATAATCTTTATTAAATATGTATTCTTTTTGTGATGTAACAGTATTGCTCGTATCATATTCGACTCTGAAAAGCCTAACCCTTGGAGACAATCCGTTATACTGATATGTTTTAAGTTGAGTAAATTTATTTTTATTTGTTTTATCTGTTAAAAGTGAAATAGTTGCAGGATAACTATAATCTTCTGATGTTATTAATGGAATAACATATTCATATTGTAAATCTTGAACTAATGGTGCGATATCTGAATCAAAATAAGACAACAAATATGTTTGTGGGTCAAATTTTGGAGCAACAGAAGTATTTGATGAAGCGTCGTTAGTGCTCATTATAACATCCTTAGTATTCTATCTAATGGCATTGGAATCGAAACTTGGTCGCCAATATTAAGCATTGATTCAATTGGTTTTTTATTAAACCATGCTATAACCCACCAATACTTTGAATCTCCATAATATTTAGCAGCCAATTTCCAATATCTATCTTGGTGACTCCAAGTGTGTGCATCAATAGTTAAAGTTCTTATTTGTTGAACAGTAGGGTATTGTAGTTTACTTGTATTATAATGTGTTATTTGATTTAAGCCTCTATTGTCTAAAACTTCACTCATAGTTTCAGAATTTTGTTTAGAAGTAGTTTTTTGACTTAAACCATCGTATCTTGTAGCCATTAGAATTGTAATACCTTTTGTTGTGTGGCTTCTTGCTCCTCTTGAATGGGAGTGCCACTTGCGGCACTAGAATCTGTGCCATTTGCTTGCGTTGCATTTCCGTGTGTATGAATATGCTCATAATTATAAAAGTATTTTTTCTTTAACATTCCAAATTGTTGTGTTTCAACAAGATTTTCATTCAAAACAGTAAATGTTAAATTAATATCAAATACTTTTGGATAGGCAAAACTTTTCTTATCAGAGGGAAAATATATTTTATTAGGCTCAGTCATAAAATTAGCATTAAAGACTGTTATAAAACCAAGAACACCATTTGTTGGACCAATAGCAAACTGTTCTTCTCCTGCATTAATAAGATTTTTATATTGAAATCTAAACAATGGAGGAGAAACCATAATTTGATTTTCATTATATGTTGGATATAAACATTTTTTTAAATGGTCAATAGAGTGCAAAAGTTCGTCACCCGTGAATGATAAATCGGCAGTACCATCTTGTATTTTTTGTCTTGCTTTGAAAGAGAGTTGGATTGTTCTTCCCATATTTTTAAATGTTGCAATAGGGTCCATTCTTCCGTAAACACTTTGCTGATTCCAATTTATATTTAGGCTTTCTGTCATTTTAAAATCGTAAGGAAGAAAATAAAATGGCACGTTATATGTAACACTATAAATCTTTAAAAGACTTTCTGTATTAACAACTAACTTGTTGCCTTTAGAATCTGTCGCTCCTGCTTCTGGGTATTGTTCAATATCAGCCATATATTAATTATTAAGGTTTGCTAGAAATTGCGCTATCTGGGAACATATTATTAACTACACTCTTAATATATCCTTCAAACTTCTTATCACCAACTTGTACAATTACAGTTTGGTCTAATTTAAGTGCTTGTGAAAGGTTTTGTGTTGCATTTAAAAGGCTTACGAATGTTTGAGTTTTTGATGCATCAACAAATGCTGTTGCTCTTGCAACTGCTTCAAATTTATCAGAGAACTTTTCAAATCCCTCAATAGTTGAAGGTTCAGAAATTTCAACAGATTTTTCCATTATTGTTTTAAAGTTAATAATTTTTTCTGTTTCAATTGAGTTTATAGCATCTGCAATTCCATAAAACGAAGCAAGGAGAATAGCCATTCCAACGCCAGCAAATGGATTTAGCGAGAGCATTGCTAATGCAGCACCAAGAGCATATATGGCTAATGCCATTCCAAAAAATACTTCTGGTGCTTTAACGCCTTGTTCAAGTACCAATGCTAAACCTTCAAAAATAAGTTTAAGAGCATATCCAACGCCAATTGCTGCCAAAGAAACAAGCAACAAAGCAGCAGCAAAAATGAACATTGCTTTTGAACCAATTAAAATTGCTGGTGCTGCTGCGGATAATGTCGCTCCTGCGGCTGCTACACCCGCCGCTGCGGTTTCAGCACCTGCGGCTGCGGGTACAGCAGTAGTTCCAATAAGAGTAAATAAACCCGGCAACGCCATAAGTAAAGGAATGGCAACTGCCAAAGCCAAACCTATTGCAGCAAATCCAAATCCTATTACACCTAAAAGTATTCCAAATCCGGGAATTTCATCTTGTAATTCAAGGATAAAAGTTAAAAATTTACTAATATTTGTTACAACTGGCTCCATGACAATTGCAAAGTTTGCCATTATTAATGACATTTTTTGCTGTATTGGTTGCGCTCTTTCGATTGCAGAATTTAATTCTTCTTGTGATGCTGTTTGTTTTTGTAATTCTTCTGCGGCTTCACCAGCAGACATACTTAAAATTCTTTGCGCTTCTTCAATAGATTTAAAACCACCAGCCTCCATAATTGCTTTCTTTTGGTAATAAGACATTGATTCAAAAGACATACCAGCATTATTAACAGATTCTCTAATCATATTAATTCTTTCAGTTGGGTCTGTCGTTTCAATCATCGTCATTGCACTTAAATAAGGACCACCCAACATAGCATTAAGTTTAGCAACTTGATTTGCAGCACCTTCAAATGTATCAAATTTGTTTGTTATATTTATTAAATCACCAACTGCAACACCAGTTGCTTTTGCTTGTGCTTCAAGTTTAATAAACGTTTCATCCATAGAAGAGCCAAAAACTGCTAATTGGTCTTTAACTGCCATAAAGTCTGAAATCATTTGTTTTGATGAAACGCCGATTGCTTGTCCCATTGCAGCAAATTGCTGTACTGTGTCTGCTGCTTGTACTTCTGAAATTCCCATCATCATTGATAATGTTTGAATTGATTTTGCTGATTCTGCACCAGATATACCAAGTTTTTCAAGTTTTGCAGTTGTTATAGTTAAACTATCTCTTGCTTCTTTACTTAACATTGTAAATGTATTAAGATTTGTATATAAGTCTGTCATTGCTTTGCCAGATTCTGCAAAGCCAATTCCTAATGCTGTATTGCCACGACCAACATCATATACCGATTGAAGATATTTTTCATTTGCACCAGTTGCAGCAAAGAATGAAGAAACTGATTGGTCAGCAAGCATCATTTGTTGTTTTGTAAGATACAATATTGCTGCTGCTGCTTCTTGCGCTTTCATAGCAATAGAAGTAAATAATGCGTTTGATAACCCACCGGCATCTTGTACTTCTTTTTTAAACCCATCAAAAATTGTATTTGGGTTTTTAAACATTTGATATGTTAAAGAATTCTTATTTGCTTCGCTAATTCCTAAAAGATTAGCAAGCATTTTACCTTTCTCTTCTGCTCTTGTTAAATCTTTTTGTTTTTCAAATTCTTTAGATTGTAATTTTAAAAGTTTAACGATTTCTTGCTGTGCTTTTAATCTTTCTTCATCGCTTGTAGCGTTTAAAACATTTTGTTCTTGTTCTTTTATTAAAATATTTAATTTTTGTATTTCAATATCAAGAAGGGCTTTTTGATGGTCTACAGAAATACCAGTTTGTTTTGCTAGTATTTCGTGCGTTTCTGCTTGTAATTCTAATTGTTTTAATTCATCTTTGAGATAGTCAAGACCTCTTTTACGTTGTTCATTTAATTTAATATATTCTGAAAGTCTTTTACTCTCTTCGGCTGTTAACTGTTCTCCAAGTTCTAAATCTTTTTGTAAATCTTCAATACTTCTTTCGTTAGCCATTTAAATTATCTCCTATTTAAACGGCCATTTTACGCCGGTATCTGATTCAAAATTTCTTACAGCAGTTTCAAGTCTATATTTATCATCATATGTTCTTGGGTCATTTAATCCATAACGAACATAAGAATCAAAATATCTTTTTTCGCTTGCAAGAGCAGATGTAAATGATTGAAGTTGTTGTGGAGAACCAGAAACTTTAATGTCTGGTAAATATACATCTTGTCCAAACATTCTTTGAAGAATCATCTTAATTGCTGTTCCGAACATTAATAAAAATGATTCATTAAGTTTATTTGATTTTGTAAAATCAATGTGTATAGGTGATAAAACTTTTTTCATATTGGTTCTCATATATAAATAGATTCATATAACAAAAACGGAGGATATTGCTATCCTCCGTTAATATAACTAATAATTTAACTTATCACTTAACTTCTGCTAAAACTTTCCAACGATTTATTTGTGATTCAGAAATAAGATTATTTTTATTATTTCTAGATTCTGGTAGGTTTGGTTTTTGCGTTTCTTGTTTTTGTGGCATATGTTTTTGTAATAAAAGCATAACATTATCTAATACTAGTTGAATATTTGCTAATAAAACTTCTAAATGTGGTTCTGATTTGTTTTGCAAAGATTTCATATATTGAAGTCCTTGTTTGGTATTACCATGTTGTTTATCGATTGCATTAAACAAAAGATTAGCAGCATTATTGGCATCTAAAGAAAATTTAATTTGATTAAATATTTGATTTTGTACTGCTTGCAAGTTTTTATTAATAATTTTGGAATTGGTAGAGTGTTTTGCTGCAAGTTGTGCTTTAAGAGATGCTTGTTGTTGTGGGTTTACGACAGATGGAGTTTTTTTAACTTCTTCTGCTATTACTTGGCTTGCCATTTTTGGTAAAGTATTCAAATATTGCATAATTGGTGTCATAATTGCTTTTCTATCTTCTTGTGAAAAGCCTCCTAATACCTTTGCTAATGATGGTCCAATTTGTTTAGTTAATAAACTTTTTATAACTATTGCTTGTGGTAATGTTATATCAGAAGTGGAGTTTATTACTTGCTGTTCTTGTGTTGAAAGTTGAACAGATTGTGTATTATTTGTTTTATCTGTCTGTGCCTGTGCATCAGAGCCGCTTGTTGCTGCTGCGTTGCCAGTAGAAGCAGGAGCAGCACCTTTTGACTTTGCTCCTCTAAATAAACTACTTATTGCTGATGAAAGAGAAAATCCTTCATCAAGTTCAATATTGGTATAAACAACTTCTTTTTTCATATCAAAACGTTTCCTTAAACAATTAAAATAAATAGTATTATTTATTTCTTTTTACTTGCTTTCTCAATTTCATCGGCTTCTTTCTGTTTCTGGTCTGCTAATCGTTTAACAAACCAATTTCTCAAACCAACAGGAAGATTATAAACTTCAATAAAAGACCATCCTCCATGATATTTCATCATGAAGAATGTCTCATACATTTGTTCTTGATATCTATCGCTTAGGCCAAAAAAAGTCCGCTGTAAACGGAACCTCCAATCTCGTTTCAAACGAACAAGAAGAGCAAGAAAATTCGTGAGATAAATCAACGTTTGGATTTAATAGTTTGTACATATCTCTGATATGTCTTGAATCTTTTGCTGGAAGTAATGGTATTGCTTTGATTAATGTATTTTGGTCTTCAACGCCATTAATTGATACAATCATAAGTCTTAATTGGTCGGACAAAGTTGATTCATTTACATTCTTTGTATTTTCTGCTTCTTTTGATTTTTGAACAATCCATTGTTCATCTTTGCCGTTTAGCAATCTAATTTCAACGGGAGTATTTAAAATTGGAAGCATAAAAACAAATGTTCCTCGTTCTGAGAATTGAATATTGTGCTCTTCCAAAACTTCTTGTGTTGCGCCATGAAGTGTACTGCAATTATTCAAATCAAATTGATATGCCACATTCTTGCCACATGATGGACAAGTAATTTTTGTTTCATAATCTGCACCATATGCAGTTTTTCTTGCTGAAACGATGATTGCGTTCTTATCTCCAATTAAAAGACTTCCAAGCATGATTCTTTTATCAACAATCAAATCTTGTAAGAGTCTTTCGATTGCAATTCCTTTCTTTAAAAGATTTCTTGATGTAAGAGTATCTTCATCTTTTGCTGTCATATATTTAATTTCAATTGAATCTTTTCCATGCAATGGGTGTCCTTCTGGATAGAACATACCTTTTGATGGTAACTCAACGTGCTCTGTTGGTACAACAAATGAAAGTTGTTGCATCAATGCAGCAGCAGCAGAATCATCTTGTTCTGCTTTTGGTGGGGTCATACCCAACCTGTCTAGGTTATTTCTCATTTATTCCTCTTATTTAATAACAACCCATTGTGGGACAAATGTAACGGAGATTTCATTAATATCATCCGAACCATATTCAAAGGAGCCAAAATCTACGCTTGTAATTCTTGGATTATAGAATTCATATACAATTTCTCTATTTAAAACAGATTTGTTGTTTTTAGTAGAAAAATCTTTATTTGCAAAACGAATATTGTTTTTAACTTGAATGAAATTACAAAAGATTGGCAAATCAATAACACCAGTTACATTTTTTGATAATTCTGATGTAGCAATCTCGGAACGGTCAGAAAATTTATCAATTAAATTTATTTGAAGATAATAATTAAATATTTCTCTTATTGAAAGTTTTGAAGAAATGTCTAATTGACTTTCTAAATCAGAAACTTCTTGATTATTATTTACATCATTACCTGTACTATTTTCACCGCTTGTAATACCAAAATCAGCAAATGTTATTGTAATTGGTTCCCAATGAATTGCTCCGTTTTGAAAATAGTGAACATACTCGTTAGCATATGCTCTTTCAAATTCCACTTTCATATTTGGAGCAGATACTTTTTTGGCAAAAAAACTCAATACTTTATCATCAGTTTCTAGTTCAATTAATTTTTCATTTAATCCACTAAAATTAACAATAAAATTAAATTTATTATATGGTAATGCTTGCTGATTTTTGCCACCAGTATTCCAAAACATCAATCACCTATTATGATTCTAATTCAGAATTGAATGATTCAGTTTCAGAACCAGCAGCATAAACTTTAATATCTGCCCAATCATATCGGAATGTTAACTGAACTTCATTAATATCATCGGAACCATAATCAAGTTCACCAAATGCCATTTTTTTAATCCAAGCATTATTAAGAGTCCAAACTTCAATTGGAGAACCAGATGCATCAAGTTGAATAATTTCGATTCTATCAAATTGCGCTGTTGCTGTTGATTTAGCAAATGTTCTCAATGTTGCACCAGCACCGCCAGCAGAGGCATAGCCTTGTGCTACTGGAGATTGATACCCCGCAGCAAGGAGAACTCTATATAAGCCTTCTGCAACGTCTGTAGCAGTTGCTTGTGGTGTTGATGTATCAGCATCGCCAACACCACCCAAGCCATTAGGGTCAATAACAGCAGCCGTTATTTCATTCCATGTTGTTGTTGCTGGAAAGTAATATGTGTGGCCTAAGAACTTATGTGTAGCCTCAGAAATTGTTATTTCTGGTTTATTGACTTTCTTGACTATAAACGAAGGTAATGCATCAGATGCAGCACCAAATCTTAACAAGAATTTAAACTTTCTTTTTGGCTCAACGCTTGCTTCATTCCAAAATGCCATGTTTTATGTTTCCTTTTATATTATATAGTCAATTAATCAATAAATGATGCGCCAGAATCTGTAATTGTAAAGTCAATTGCGATAAATTCTATTGCTCTTGCTGGCTTCAAGAAGATTTTGGCATACATGATATTTCTATCAACCAAATCTGGTGTTGTAGTGGTTTTGTCAAGGATTACGCGATAGTCAGAAAGACCTAGGCGAGACTTAACAGAAGCAAGGAATGGATTTGCTTGACCCAAGAATCTACTCCAAGTTACATCAATATTTTGGTCAAAGAGAATTGTTGCAGCAATTCTTGAAATTTCTCTCTTTAAGTAAATCATTAATCTACGAACATTAATTCTATCAAGTGCAGATGGAGTTACTTGTAATGTCTTTTGACCAAAGATAACAATACCTTCTGCTGGGAATTGAGCGATAGGATTGATGTTGGCTTCATAAAGTGTGTCTCTATCAGTTGAAGAAAGTCTTTGTGTTACGCCGATAACTGGAATGCCGCCACGTCCCTCAGTAAGACCACCACGGGTGAAGCCTGCTGGAGCGAACCAAAGTTCTTGCGTTCTTTGTCCGTATGACATAGCGCCAAGTGCTACAACAGATGGTGGAACGAATACAAGTTGATCATTGATGGTGTCGCGGATTTGTACCCAAGGATAATAACAAGTACCATAACTTGAATTTAAACCTCTTGATTTAAGGTCAAGTGCTGCTTGTCTTGCAGTTCCAGCATATCTTGAAGTTCTATTTGAAAGATATTGTTCTTGTTCTGGAATATAGACGTTTGGAAGGTCTATAACGGCAAGTACATCTGCTCTTGCTTCACAGGTTTGAACCAACTTGGTTGTCAAAGGAGCATAAGTAAGACCGGGAACACATGCAACATCAGTTACTAATGTTTCTGGGTCTGAGATTGTATCTATTGCTCTGCTAAGAGTAAAGTATTCGTAACTTGTACGTTCAGTTGGTGAACCGTCAGAAAGAATCTTGTTTCTAAGTGGGTCTGCTTCTGTAATGTCGAATCCGTCAAAGCCGTTATAGAATGGCATTGTGAAACGATTGTAAGCATTAGAGCCTGTTATAATTGAACGATATCCACCATTTACTGCGGTAATTGAAGTGGCTAATGCTCTAGAACCAGATACATAAACATATCCAGTACCAGTAGAAGTAGAACCAGAAACATCATCTAAAGAGAATACAAATGAATTTTCTCTGTATGCTTCATTTCCATAATCATATGCATCATCGCCAAATGTAGATGGGAATGCTCTAACCATATCAGCATAACTATAATCATAAGTTGTGTATGCTGTCTTTTCGCCAGTTGTAATACCAAAGTAAGTATTTGTTACTGGAGTGACGCCTCCGTCAGAAGCAGATTGTCTTAATGGAATTGCAGGGAATACCATGTTTGCTGTTAATGTGCCGACTGAAGCGGATAAGAATACGCTTGGATTGTATGCTCTTGCATAGCCACCAGATACCACAGTATTAGAAGGAGCATTAACAGAAGCAGAATTAGCGATTGAAATTGTGAATCTTTTTGGTCTTGGTGGACCGAAGAATCCGAATGGTAAGTAAGTTGGGTCTATTGCACCAGCATCAACATCTGCATCCATTTCGACGCGAATGTGCTTTGATACATTTGTGTATGTACCATATTCTTTTAATCTCTTTTCGGTATCATCCCATGCAACGTATTTATCGCCAATCTTTCTTGCAATATAATTTGGTGAAACTGGATTTAAGTTAACATTTGTGTATTGTTCGACAACACTAACATTGTTATCAGAATCTGTAACTCTTCTTAATTGTACAGAGAATGAACCGTAATCATCAAAATCGGTTGCTGGTGGTTTAATATCAGTAATGGATACTTTGATGTTTTGTTGTAGCCACTCTCCATTATCTAACCCAACAAATCTAAACAATTTTTGTTGCAATGCTGGATTATATGAACCAGAGTTTGTTGTTAAATCTTGACCAATAATCCAGCCTGTTTTTGCTGGTCTAGTTGGAGAACGGAACTTGTTGTAACTTACAGTACCGCTTACTAATGGGGCAATAAATGCATATGTTGATAATGAACCAAGTCCAACTACTTCATCGAGGCTTCTTTCGAAACTTTCTCCAAGCCAATAATATTCAACGTTGCTTGTAGCAGTAATGTCTGAGTTTGTTAAGATTGGATTAGTATTAAATACTTTTCTAATGTACTTATCGGAATCTACATTAAAGTTAAAGTTTGATGCATATGTTCCGCTTGGAGTTGTAACTACAGCATAAAACTCTGAGTATCCACCATTTGATTTTAAGAGGACGTTAGTGCCAGATACATAAGTTGGGGAGGCATCAGAACCTGCTAATGTGCCAGAAAGAGCAACAGAACCAGTCTTCATATACCAAACAGCAGCAAGCGTGCCAGAAACTGTAGAACTAGCAGAGCCAGATTGCATAACGAATAAACCATATGCACCACCACCAGAATCATTAGTGGCAAATGTTGGTGTTTCCCAACCTGCTTTACCATCGTTAGTTGCATTTGGGCTTTGTGTACCGAGTAAGCGAATAATATTAACAGCAGGAGTGTTCGTTAACCATGCTTGTGCAGCATAACCAGCATACATTGTTCCAATTGTATTTCCATCACGCCAAACGTCGTCACCAGATTTGCCCGGAACTGAATTACCAAAGGTTTCAACCAATTGTGATTTAGAGGTAATATAAACAGGACGATTGGCTGGTCCTCTTATGAAGCGACCAATAATAGTTGGTCCTACAAGGTTAGAAGTGTTTGGAAGTTGGGATTCATCAATCTCTTGAACTTGAACACCGGGAGAAACGAATCTATATGAGGTTATAGCCATATTTTTAAATACTCCTGCTTTTAATTATCAATAGTAAATAGTAGTAAATTGTTCAAAAATCACTATTCCCTATAAGATGTTTTATTTTTAGAGGTATTTAGAAACCATTGTTCGTCTTCCAGCACTACATGCTCCCTAGGAAAAGCAACTTCAACAGCATTTTCTCTATATACAACTCTTGGTGATTCTTGATTTTTATCTTCACCAACCAAATAACCAATAACTTCTATTGTTATTGAAGTGCCATAATTTTTTCTTTCTTCGTTTAATGCTGCTGCATTACTTTCAAACGTAAAGTCACCTTTGATAAATGCATCATAATGATGATTATCATATTGCAATCTAATAAATCTTGTATTACCATTTTTGGTAAAAAATGGAGTTGTTATTTCATTTAATTGTTGTTGAAAATCGGTTCTAATGTTTACTTGATAAGTCACAGTAACGTGAACTGGAATTGGAATTGTCATTGTTTGATAGACAACTTTTGGTATTCTTTGTTTATATTTTCTTTTATCATCATACATTGGATAAACTTTATTATCTATTCTGTATTGTTGTCTTGTTTCAGTACCAGAAGTTGTTGTTCTTTTTGCTTGTGCTGCATTAACAAAATTAGAAGTTTTATCTTGATTTATTCTTCTAGATATTGTGATTGTGCCACCTTTATAATCATTAATAGGTCTTATGTTTGCTGGTAAACCTGTTTTATTTGGGTCTTTATTAATTGATTTTCTTTCAATTGTTATCAATGGCAACTTCAACATGCCAGAAGAATCACGAATATCTTTGTTTGATTTTATTTGATGTGTTCTTTCGGCAGATATCCAAGTTATTGGAACTTTTTTCCAACCATCTTCGAATGTTGAATATACATCCATATCGACATTTAGCCAATTATAAAATGCCATATCTATTGTTTCAATTGTAGAAGGAGAAATAGGTACTATAGTAGACATTGTTATCCTACATATACCAATGATGGTATCTTCTGTCCAACTTTCTGAAGATTGTCAGATATAGCGCCCTGTTGTTCAATAATCTTTGGATATGTCATTTCAGCAAGGATTGTCTTTAATTCATCACGCAACTCTTTCTTTTCTGCTGTTGCTTCTGATAATAATGCAGGACCATTTAGGGTTACTGATTCGCCGGGAATTGGTATTGTGCTAAATTTAGAACGAACGTGGCCTAATATTTCTTTACATACAGCAAGTGCATATCTTCTAATCCATTGTTTACCAATTGAGTTTATGCTTTCATATGGTATGTTTGCAAATGGAAGAGTATTCATATTATTGACACCATTTACACCAGTATCTACTCCTGCTTCACTTTCTGTCCAAGGGTCTGAAGGAATTGTAAACTCAACCCAGAACTTCTGTGGAGTTGCAATATTTGGTACTGGAAACAATCTTAACATATTGTTTTTGATTTCAAATGAATAGTGTGAGTTTCTGGTATATATTGCCGTTTCATATGCCATTGCTTGAAGTTTGTTTTGCCATGTTGGAATGACTTCAAATGTTGAATCATCGGCATATTGTCCGTAAGAAGACATATTACCAATTGTATTTAAACCACCATAATAACCAAAAAATCTCCACATTGATTGTGGAGTTTTATAAAACACCTTTCTTATAACAACTTTCTTTGAACCTACTTTGCCTGCATATGGAACAGAATTTCCATTAACGTCAATTCCACTAATTGAGGCGGATTTAATTATATTTTGCAAATCGTAGTCTTGAACATCAACAATTGTACTTAATGATGCAGAATATATTGGGTCATTTGAAGATAGACCACCTTCAAGTGCATATGCTTTTCCATAGTTTCTTAAATAATCAAGAGAATACTTTGGATATTTTAATGCAACATTAGTAGAACCAGAAACGATTTCACCATCTTGATTAAATGAACCAGTTGATTTGCCAAGCATTGATGGAAGTGCATTTGTTGCTTGATGCAAATTAACAAGATATGAATATTCTAATACCGCTTCTTCATATGCAGCATATACATTTCCTGTTGTTAATTCAATATCTAATATATCACCACCAAGTTTCTTGTAAACATATGCAACTTGGTCTGTTGCGCCAGATATAAAAGCAGGAGAAGTAGAATAAATACCAAATGGTAATGTAACAGCAACATCACCAAGCGTACCAGCAGAAGGAAGAACAACAGCACTTAAAGTGCTAGCAGGAGTTAAAGTAGGAACAGCCATACAATAAGTAGTTATATAACTTGATAAATACAAACTAAACTTTAAGTTTAGATTTGGAAACAAAAAACCCCCCGATATTTCTATCGGAGGGCTTCTTGTCGTTAATAACTAAAGTTTAGTTATTATGCGCCTGACTCACCGAACATGCCACGAATGACAACCAAACCGTAGAAGTCTGGACGAATCATCTTCTTGGCATAACGAGTCATAACGCCCTTACGTGGTACGAAATCATCGATACCAAAGATGGTAGGAGTGACTTGTAATGGAACGTATGGTGCATATACGAAGCCACTTTCAAGGAAGGAACTTCCCTTACGACCGACGAGGATAACGTTACGGAGGAAGTATGGGTCAACGTATACATCAAACTTCTTAGAGATTGAACCAACGTTTACAACACCAACTTCACCCTTATCGTCGTCAACGGCGATTCTGGCTTTGAATCCTGCTGTCATTTCAAGAATTGAAGCAACTTCTGGATTGACTACGAGGAAGTTTGCACCGCCACGGAGAGTCTTTCTGTGGATTTGAGCAGAAACGTCATTGATGGTTTCAATGAGGGTTTCGTACCACATTGAAACGTTACCGGTGAAATCTGGGGCTTTTGCGGAAGCACCAATTTCTACACCAGTAAGTCTATTGACGAAGAGGCCGGGGCTTCTAGACCAGTAGAATGTACCAGCGGTTGCACCTTTAACGAGGTCTTCAAGAATTTCACGGTCAATTTCAAGACCGATTTGTTCTGAAAGAATTGAAGTAAGTTCAACTTCTGCATCCAAGTTGTGGTAAGCATTGAGGTCTTGTCCAAGTTCTGGGGACCACTTTGCCTTCATTTTCTTGGTAACAGCGGTGACGCTGACAGAATCGACTTTGATATCGATTTCTGGGATTGCAGTATTACCTTCCAATCCCCATGTATCAGTACCGACTACTGCACCAAGAGC